TTTCTAATCCTCTTTAAAAGGCTGCCTGTTTGAAGTTCTGATGGCTCAATCTTCACGGCGTTTTCATCAAACAGATATTCCCTGCCATCCTTCATTGGGGCGGGAACAATTCTGCACTCTCTCACCCACCGGCGAACGGTCTCTAAACTTCTTGGCCTGCGCTGGCGGGCGTTCCATTCTGGAAGCGTTAAGTACATAGCTTTACCTCTGCAATTACACGCAAATAAAAAAGGCCGCACATCGGCAGCCAGGCGTAAAAAAACCGCACTCGGCGGTCATATATGGTCTTTAATCTGAAAATTTACTCTGAATAGCTCATATATAAACTGTGATTGGGTTATTGGTTCATGTATGAGCTAATTTCGTGGTGAATTGGTAGTAATGGGTCATTTATGACACTTTTCGGGCTTGAGTTGCGGCGTAGCGTAGATAAACACTTCATCACCCTTATCAACTCCCTTGTAATCATGCGGCATTACGTTAGCCATCTCACCTCGACCTAAGCACTCAATTTCACTGCGGTCTGTGATGCCAACAGGCTTCGCATTCCGGTATTCCAAGAGTTCGCGGGAAATTTCCATTTGCTCACCGCGAGTTAATCCATTTTCCAACGGGCTGCGAATGAAATCTTCCAGCCGCTCAATGCTGATGTTGCTCATAAATCCTCCGGTCCTTCTGGAATAGGTGCCCAATGGGTAATGTCGAGGTCTGTCATACCTTCAATCTGGAATGACCATTCCCACTCACCAGTTTCAACTTGGCCTGGTCCGTACCACAGTGAGCGCCAACCAATAATCCTACCTTCCCCATTTGCATCAAAAAGCAGAACGTTCTCGTTACCAGGCGGTAGACAATCGTGAACACTAAACCACGCTTCGTTAACAGCATCGCGCCATGCTACGGAGGTTAGTTTGCCGCCGAGAATCTCAGTACCAGCATTCACAGCGGGATCTTTTCCGTCTTCAAACTCAACAACAAAAGTTACTTTTCCCATCTCAATCACTCCCTGCCACAGTGCCGCCAGCTGCGCGTATTGACATTGCACACTCATTTCTCATGCCTTCAGCGCCTTTGATAAAGCCCTGATACCATTCTGTATCTGAACCAACATTGGGAATATTTGGCAACTTAACGCATAGCTGGCGGGCCTCAAGTTCTGCGATATTGTCTACCGCTGCTATCAAGCTTTCTTCTGTCCCGAGGCGAGACTTTTCGAGTTCTTCGATGCACTTCTCTGCTGCAGCCAGTTTCTGAGCTGGTGTCAGTCCATCCTTGCGTTGCATAGTTACTGTCATTTCGCCAATATCTGCATGCTCGAAAAGCAACTCAAGGTAATTGATAGCACCAGATGATTTGAATTGGTCTGCAAAACACTCAGCCATCATTTGAATGGCGAACCCTGAGAACGTGAACCCAAAGCTACCATCCTGCTTAGGCTCTGCCTTATTGAGGTGAACTTCTCCCGCTAAAAATTCACCCAGACTTTTCCCGGCAATACGTTCGGTTTCGATTCCTTCGAATGCGTGCACACATGCTTTTGTGCGCATATCTTTTTCTTCCAGGGCTGCTATCAGTGCGTCGAGGGTGAAATACCCGACCATCACGCCGCCCAATTCATCCGGACGCTTCATTTTTTCACGCACGCTGGCAATCAGTGCTTCGAGTGATTTAGTCATTGTTTCCTTCCTTGCGTGGTGCGCCACGATATTCAGGTTCTGGCTTGTATTCCGGTTCGGCGATCAGATTAGCCAGCGCAATTTTCCACGTTGCTGCGTTATTACGAAGCCACCGGCCGTTGTCGTCATCAAAGAAACCAGGCTTAACCGGATGTGAAAGAGGTTCAAGCACATCACACGGAACCGCCACGTTGGCGCACCCGCAGTTGTAGTACGCCAGTTTCAATTTGATAAGGCTCTCCGGATAACGCCCGGCAGCCTCAATGCGCCCACGGTAGCCAGAATTATCAGCAGCCCACAGCACGATGTAAGGATTGCTACGCTGAGTGTGCCCGACACTCAGAACGAAATATTCACGCTCTGGCGGCGCTCCGATGTTATTGCTCATTATTCTTTCCTCAGTGCTGAGCGGCTTTAATGAATGCGTCGATGTGCCGATTCTGGTCTGGATGCGGGAAACTGCAGCGCTTCATCAACTCAGTACGTGATGGCATTGGGCGCTGGCGGCGGTCAATTTTTAAGTCTCCCGGCGTAAGATCGGGATTGTATGAGTTGCTTCGCATGGGTAATCCCCTTAGTCGATGACAAGGTGAAATGTTGGAATTTGGATTTGACGGGGTGGGGCAGGGGTGCACTCAGCCGAGTGCGTCGATATAAATTCCAGCTTTAATAAGCCGAGCCCGGCGCTTTGCCGCTTCGATATTCTTCTCTTTCATGCCTGGGTGAAGATGTGAAAGGGTTCTTTTGCTAACCAGAATGCTTTTACCTGCGGTTGGTTTTACCCGGTTCCCGCCAACTTTTTCCAGCGTGTAAGTCCTGTCCAGCCTGCGACCTTCAAGCTTCACCCATTCACTTGCTGTTATAACCGCAGTGGCAGAACCAGAAAGAAGGGCGCTCCGGGCATAACGGTTAAACGCTGGCAAATCCATTCCGAGCATTGCGGCAAGTTCCGAGCCGGTTGCTGGCCCTTTACTAAGCCGCCAGCAAACCCGCTCTTTCATCCCTGAGTTATTGCAGCCGCGCCGGTAGAAAATTAAGTGTTTCATCACTCACCGCCATTGCTCACCGAATGAAAAACCAATTTCAGCCAGCGCCTCATCCATCTTGTCGATGAACTCCGGCACCATTTCATTGAAGTCACGCATGTACTTTTCATCGCGCTCAACAACCACATGGTGAATCCCTTCACGCTTCATGCGTGGGTCGTAGTTTGCAAAGAACCAGGCATCCTTACCCGTTACCCACATGCTGTATTGAACCTGCGCCATGTATGCAGATTTGATTGCATCAAAGCCGCCAAGCCTGAACTTCATGAAGTCGCGGGAGGTGAATGGGCACTTAAGTTCCAGGCCAAATCCGTTGTCGCACAACCCATCAGGTGAGCATGCAGTTCGCAATGATTCATCACCAAAGATGATCGGCGCTTCTGTCACCTGCACATCCGTTGTGAACTCAAACAGTGTCCGTGCCGAATCTTCGTTTTGCTTACCCCACGCCAACGCTTTAGCGTTAATTTCTGGCGCCACTCCTGTGCACACTTCTGCGAGTAGAGTGTGGAAGTAGGACGTTTTCATATCTGTCCACTTTGTGCCGCTCCGTGGCTTTGCGATGACGTTCGAAACTTCCGACGCTGTGATAACTCCGAGCCTTAAACGCAACCAGTCATCGCTTCCCTGCTCGACGTGAAGCACATCAATGCCTGTGCGCTCGAGAATGATTTCAGGTGTCATGCAGCCGCCTTTTTCCTTAAGAAGTCGAGAGCTTTCACCGCCTCAACTTCCGTTAACACTGATGGCTCGGATATCTGGCGCCGGAACAGGTTGGAGCAAAGCGGGAGTAAATCGTCTTCCCACGTTTTATTGAGTTGGATAAGCAGGTCAGTGATGGTTTGCAGAGTCTCGGCGGTGGCGGGGGAAACATCACGCTCTGGTGTCCGCTCCCGATTGAAATTGATGCCTTCGCCACCTTCCGTGTTGACGTAATCGATAGCGGTATCCAGACGCTCGCGGCGGGGCCAATACTTAGCTGCTTGTTTGACCACGGTCTTGAGGATCATCTGCTCTTCGTCCGTTACCCATGGGCATAATTTGCTGCTGTCCTTGCGGTATGCCTTCCATGACTCTGAGCGGTCGCGAATGTCGAAAATGTCTTTCGCTCGCATAGTGTGCGTTAGGTAGTCACCGTCATCAGTCTTAACCACGACATAAGCACCGACAACATCACCGCGCCGCTCTATGGTGTCGAAGTCGTTGTATTTGTGGCATGGTGCCTGGTCGATAAACTCACGCTGGAAAACATCGTTCTTGCGAACAATTGAAGACTGGCACCACTTGATTGCCCCTGATTGCTGGGCAATATGCATTAATCCCATGTAGCTAATGTCGAGGCATATCGCCTTCTTGCGCGGAACAAGATAGGCCAGCTTCTGTGCCGGGTTTAGAGTTATCCCAATTGCAGAAACATTCATGATCGCACTGCGAGTGGATACTGGATTGTTTACAGCAATGCCCGCCAGGTAGTCATTGCTAGCAAAAATCTGCATTGCGAACTCTGACTCACGCTTGAAGTTAATCGACGGCTCGCTGCATACCTGCTCAAATTCTGACTTAAGCGGGTTAACGATTTCGAAAACCCGATCAACTAACTGATTGCTCACTGTAAGCTCCTGTTAATTTTCGCCTGGTTGGTTCCGATAACTTCCGCAGCAAACCGCAGAAATTCAGCGGCCTTTTCCTGAAACTCAACGTTATCCATGAATGCCGAGCTGACGGCTTTCTTATCGGCGCTCAGAGCTGATGTGAGCATGGTTTCAAGCTTGCTGAGTGGCAGCTCGTTATCGAACTGGTCGGCGAGTTCCGATTCCTCTTCATCCTGAAGAATGCTTAAAGCCTCAGCGTCTTCACGCCGATACTCTTCACGGTCATACATGCGATATGCGTTCATGCTTCCTCCTTCTGCGGCTCAGGCAACTTAACTGGTACGCCCATGTCTTTCATGAGTCGTGCAAACTGTTCATCTGACCATTGTTTGGATGGTGCTTGCTGGCTCATTGATTCCTCCGATACCACGGATGATTGATTGCTGATTTCATCTCTTCATTGGCCTGTAACCACATGCGACCATCACCGAGATAGCGAGCGATAACAGCTTTGCTTTGTGCTGCCTTTAGCTTGTTGTGATTGATGCTTGATGAGATTTTCATAACGCACCTGCCGGGTTAGTGAAGAAGTCGATAAGCTTTCTGGTGCTGGCTTTAAGTTGGCGGGTTAAACGTTCGAGTTGTGTTTCATAGGGGCAGCCAGTAACAGGCCAACCAGCAATAGCGTGTTGCATGGTGTGCTCCTTGGTATGGGTTTGTGTTCATTCATCAGCGCTGACGCTCAGGGATGGACGCAATAAAAAAGCCGCTGGTTAGGCGGCTCTAAGTTTCTTTACGTAATTCATGCAGTAGGTTGGGCTGCAATCTCTCATGCTGGCTTTGTGTTGCATGCGTTGAGATGGGGAGTAATAGTTAACGGTTCCCTGCGGCGTTCTGAATATCAGCGTGTTATTTCCTTCTTCAAACTCAATTTCATTACGCTTAAAGAAAGCCGTGATTCTGTCGTGTGCTGAGTTTCTGGCCTTCTTTCTTCGCTCCTTTAGTTCTGGCTTCCATTCACGCCAGACCTCTCCCATTGTGTAATCGTCGTCAGGCGACATACTTTTCTCCAGTTAAAAAAATGCCCGGCATAAACGTCGGGCAATAGGGACAACGAGGGCTTTCAGTATCAGTCTTTAACGAACTTATCCGTCTGGTGGGAAATCTCACCTGAGTAGAGAGCAGCGCCAGTTGGTTCAACAATTACAGCTGCATGCGGGTTGGCATTTTCGTTTAGCCATTTGATAAGCGGCTCGGCTGCTGCGGCAAAAGATTCCTGATTATATGCGGGGGTATTTTTAATCTTTGTCACGGTTAACTCCATTTATCTAATTGCGAGACTTTCAGTATCTGTTCTCAGGGAAAGCTGAAAGCAGATACGGAAGCTGGTTATTCAGCAGGTGGGGCAGGTAGAGGCATCCAGTGAGTAGCGGAAAGCTCTCTGCCAGTTATTACCGATGTGAAATATCTGAAATTGGCTCCAGAGCTTTCACTTTCGCCAACATTAACGCTGCAATTGTCAGCAGTAAGAACTACTTCACCAACATCCGGCATCCGTTCGCTGCACTTTATCCACTCCATATCTATTCTCCTGTAGCCTTGCTGAGAGCGCGGGCGGCTAGCATCGCATCTGCCATTTGATATGCGGACTCTGCTGCTATTTCTGATGATGATTTGCTTCCAACTTCTCCCAGCAACTTAAAGCCATTAAGCATATTGAAATCCGAACACATCCCGTTCAGAGCACTCGCTGCAAAGTAATCACGCAGTGACATGCCATCTTCAGGCTGCCACCCCTCACCAAGCTCAAATCTGCGCCCACTTGGAAACGCTGGCCCACCTGTTTCTCTTTCCATCATTCACTCCAATCTGCATAAAAAAGGCCGCGCTAGGCGACCTAATGGAATCTCACGCAGCCGTTATCGGATGCCATTTCAAATGCTGCCTTCCAGTACTGGAACTGCTCGTAAAATTGACCGCCAATTGCAGATGCTTTCGCGTCATACTCCTTAAAATCTGAGAGCAATTTTTGGCTTACCTTAGTTCCAATTACTCCTTCACTGTCACTGAAATTAATCAGTTCGTAGAATGGGCCGCCCCCAGAATTCAGCGCTCCAGCGAAGTGGTTCTTTTCTTTTCGATATCCCATGTCAAGCTCGGCTATCGGGTAGCCAGCCATTTTCGATAGCTGCTCACGCCAGAAGAAGTGACCGCCATAACCAGTGCGATGACCGGTACAATCGTCATATGCATAAATTGCATCATCTTCAATGTCATCAGCCCGACCAGGGAACTCGGGGTTCTTCCAGACCGAAAACCAATGCGAGCTTTCAATTGGCTCGTTAGTTTCTGGGTTTACTGCTTCGCCATTCTCATCAAGAACAGCGTCCAGCTTCTTAATCTTGCTGTATGCACTAATATCCAAACTCATAACTACCTCGCTGTTAAATTTTCACTCTTGCGGAATCCCGCGCTATACATCGCCACCTGTGGCAAACAAGCACCGCCTGACTCTTCTTTAGGCTGGCGATTTACTGGCAATAAAAAAGGCCGCCTAAGCAGCCTGGAATCCTGTCACCTCAACCCGGCAAATAGGGTAGGTGTAGAGTTTGTTCTCCTGGATGATTTGCAGCGCACCTTCCATGGTGTCGGCGTCATCGCAGAACTTAATGTTCTCGCTGTAACATCCATACTGGGGATCTTCTTCTGGCTTACCTGCCAGTACTGAATAAACAAGTTTCATACTTCACCTCAAATTAATGGAATGCTCTTGCCGCGCATCTTCTGGCGGGCGTTGACCTGCTGACCGTCTGGATTACGCACCTTGCGATACTCCTGGCACTCAAGCGTTACGAATGCCGTCTCTTTAGGCTCACGCCAGTTTGGAGCGCGAAGAGCTTGCTCAACTCTGTTCTTGCAGCCTGTCACTGTCATTGCTGCTTCTCGCGCTGCTGCACGTTTAGCGCGGCGGCGGTTTCTGGCGTTATCATCAGCCAGTATTGTCATTACGATTGTCATGCTGACCTCCGGTGATTAGCTTTGGCGGTGTGGTGGTTATGGCACTGAGTCGCCACTCTCACTTACTTCCTGAGCGCCCATTTTCTGTATTGGCAAACAACTACCTGCCCAGCCGGTTATCAGGTCTTATCACACTGCTAGCGTTGCACCTCGCTTGAGGACACCGCCACCACACCCCAAAGCCAATTACTCTTTGGTTCCCCGCATTTCGGCGGGAACAAACCCCATCAATGTTAAAGAGCATCACCGTCCTGGTGAGTAGTGCTTCCTGCTGATGGGAATGAATATACACGTAATGTGATTTTATGGTCAATCACATATTGTGAATTAAATTGATATACACAATATGTGTATGAGTTATAAATGATTTTATTTTTGTAAATGCCATGGTCATGGCTATGTGGTAGGTTGTTATGGTCGAAATTTAAGCGAAGGAGTGGTAATGGATCTGGATGAAGAGCGCGTAAACATGATGGTTAGTGCTATGGGTAAGGCGGTAATGGAATTGTCGTTAGCCAATCAGCCTGTAACGCAGCCGTCCATCATCGACAAGCTGGAGCAGTACCGCAAGGAGACGGGTAATGTGATCGGCAAGGGCATTAACAGGGATGCGGCAGAGATAGTGAGGAAAGGGAGCGCGGCGATTAAGTAGCGGTCAATAAAAACCCGGCAATCTAGCCGGGTTAGTTGGGCGTGTTATCTGGTTACCATTACTGTGTTTTTAGCACCGGGCTTTACGATGGCTTTAGACATAAGAGCACCGCCTTCCTGCACCAGGCCAGATGTTGAAGGCCTCATCCATGTAACCGTGGTTTGAATGTAATATTCCCCAGCAGAGATTTCATCAAATTCAAATTTGCCCTCTGCATCTGCCGTTGTGACCTTTTCAAATTTCGCCGCTCGCATATCTTCTTGCTGGCATCGAACCATCATACAGGTAGCAAACTGGAAGTCTGTATAGCTAGTCTTCGGCATCAGAACAACCTGACTACCAGCTGCTACTTTCACATCGCCGCCCATTGTTTTTAAGAACGCCTGACCCGAAAGAGTTTCTTTGCCAGAAAGCTTTAAAGAGTCATATTCAGATTGCGGGAATGCAGGCAAAGCAACAGGCTTTGGAATTTTTACACAGCCAGATAAAAGAGTTGCGCCAAGAACTGCCATCAGTATTTTATTCATTAAGTCTTTATCCTGTAGACATAATATAAAGAAATTAGCGTTATTATTTTCGTTCTACGTAAGGCAATAAAGCCTCGATACTTTGTTTAACTCGATCTTGATCAGTAATTCTGCAATCACCGCTTTCTGAACATATCGAGCTTTCAGATAGTATTCTGTAGTAGTCATCAACTAAGCGAGATATTGCTATGGAATCATTCTTTTTTGCAACATCAACAAGGGCGTCAAACTCTTTGCTATCAATTTGATCATTTCCCGATGCAGGGTAAATGTCTAATGCAAGAAGGCTCTTCTGCTCTCTCAGTTTGACCCGCAAAACATCAGCAACCACATTGAATTCCTTGCGTCTTTCGCCACGAATGGCAAAGTGATAGCTTAAATAACCACTTGCAGGAACTGCAATGAGTGATACCGTTGTTGCTATAATTGAAAGAATACGGTCTATAGTCATGAGGTTTCTAAATGGAAAGCGTTAGCCTTATCACATGGTTTGCACTGGTTATCTCCAGCACTAACCTTGCTGTCATTTTGTTTCTTATATGGCGTGTTAGGCGCTGGTAATCCATCGCCCATGAGTGTCACTTCTACTCGAAAATATCTTCAGGCCATTGCGCCTTAACTACCTTCCCGACTATTCGGCATGTCTCGTTACAAGGGATGCTCTGATAGCGTGGGTTGGGGTTTAGCGGCTCAAGCCAGTGCCTGCCATCATCCCAGGTATATTTTTTAAAAGTCACTTCAGTATCACCAAATACACTAGCAACACAGAAATCTCCTGGCTCAACATCTTCAGCCGGATCAACCAGTATCAACATACCTTCAGGAAAGCTCGGCCTGACACCTTGCGGGGCTGTCATAGAATGCCCTGACACCTCTAACCAGAACGCATCATTGCTAGCCTTCTTTGAGGTTGCTACCCACGCCTGAGCATCGCGCTCAGTGAAAGTTCCAACTTCAGCAAATTGACCAGCCTGAACGGTTGTAAATAGAGGGTATTCATACTGTCTATACACTGGCCCAGTTGCGTCGCCAAACAAGATCAGTGAAGGGGACACCCCCAGAGCGGATGCCAAGATAAGGGCGTCATCAGCACTAACCTTCCTCGTCCCAAGCTCGTAATTCCCTAAGCGTGAAGGAGCGGCCCAGCCACACAGCTTTGCTAGTTGTACCTGACTAAGTCCTTTTGATTCACGGAGGGACTTAATCCTTTCCCCGATAACTTCATGCATAGTTTTCATACCGATAATTTATCACGCGACGTGATTACTGTATCTACACGAAGTGAGATTGACATGTAATCACATATTGTGAATAATGAATTTGTGTATACCGCTAAGGAGACAGCAATGAACAACATTGCACAGCAGCGAAAGAAGATTGGAGTTTCGCAAGCTGTACTGGCAACGGCAATTGGCTGGGGCCAATCACGCATTGCTAATTACGAATTAAATATCCGCACACCGGGTTTGAACGATTGTCGCGTAATCGTTGAAGCCCTAAAGAAACTTGGCTGCAAGTGCTCACTGGATGAGGTTTTCCCTCCTTCTGATAGCAAAGCAGCATAAAGCACCACCGCTCTTTAAAACTCTGAAGCCGCTCCCACCGAAATGTCGGAGCAACCAAAGTGACTTGCTCACCGCAATGTCACGCAATTAACTAATTCAACTACGGAAAGTTTACGAAATGGAAATAGCAAAACACAGCAAAAAGGTTCGTGACGTTGAGTCAGAACTCCGCTCTCGCCTGGTAACGATGGGGCAGGGCAACTTCGCAAAGATGGCTGGCTGGGCTGACTCAAAAGTGAGTCGCCTGAACATTCACGACATGGCAGTGACATTTGTTCTTCTGGAGAAGGTATGGGAGACGAGCTTAATCAGGGAAGTGGCGCGGCAGGCTGTAGCAGCTGTGATGCCAGAAAAGAAAAAGTCGCTATCTGCTGTAACAGGTAACGACTCTCAAATGACGATGGAATTTTGAAGATAACCAACGAGGTAATTATATGCGAAGCAAAGTGTTTTACCAACAGGAACCACACAAAGAAGTAAAGCGAGCGCGTTTTTTGCAGGGAGTTGATGAACGGACAGCAAATAACTTTGTGAAGATCGCAAAGCTTGAACTTTTTAAAGCGAAAGCACGTGCGTTACTGCCTTCGCTGCCAAAAGAAGACGGTTACTCATTTATCCCAAATTCGTTTCTTGATGAGCTGATGAAGGAGAATTTTGAGGCTAATCAGTATTGCGAAATCCTCCGCATTTTTTCTTGCGGGGTGGCAAATGAGTAACGTCGCATACGCAACAAATATATTCAGGGGAGGCAACTCTTCCGGGAGTTCGCGGATGGATAACAAAAAGCAGGGGCACTTCGCACTGTTCAGAAGCGTTCTCACTACTGATTGGGCTAAAGACATTGCGAAACTGGCGCTCTGGGTGCGATTGCTTGGAGAGGCTACCTACAGGCCTCGTAGCGTAGAGTTTGCCGGGCGTGAATGGTTCTTACAGCCTGGTCAACTTGTCACGACGCCAGCGATTATGGCGCGCAAATTACGCGATCAGGATAACAGTGAGAAAAGCCCTCAGGCAGTAACGAGAATGCTCAAGTTCTTCACCAAAGAGGGAATGATTTCAACGGCTGGAAGCCCATTTGGAACGGTAATAACCATCACAAATTATGCCCGTTATCAGGGTGTTTTAGGCGATGAGCCATCCGATAACCCTACCGACAAGCCTCAAGCCAGTAATGGCGCTGGTTTGAAGGTGGTAGCCGATAACCCTACCGATGAACCATCCGATAAACAGAACAAGAAGGTAGTTAACAATAAGGTAAATATTAATACCCCTATATCCCCTGAAGGGGAAAATCAGGTTGAGAAAAAGAAAACCCGAAAACCCCGCCAAACAAAGAGCATCACCTTCGACAGGGAAAGATTCAAAAACACCTGGAATTGCAAAGCCGAAAAATATGGATTGCCGAAAATTGTTGGCATCACGGCCTCTGCCGAAAAAGGAATTGCAAGGCTCTACCAAACGCATGTTGACCTGTGCAAGCAATCAGGAAGGACGATCCGTGACGTAGATACCCTAATTAACGGGTATATCGAGTTTGGTTATACGCCGACCAAATACGCAATGGGTGAAAACGCTGATGGGAAAAAATACGGGATTGATACCGCGCTAACCCAGAAGAAAATCGACGAAATACTTGGGCAGGAGGCTTGATGGATAGTTACGACTTTGAAGAGCAGTTGGTCGGGGCAATGATGATTCAAGGCGATCATATCGAATGCCGTGACGTCATTGGTAAGCTTCCTGTTGAGTCCTTTGATAATTACCACCTCCGCACCATGTACCAGGCAATCACCGCGCTACTGAACAAAGCGGAGCCACTGGACATCTTCACTGTTCAGGCCAGCGTACCAGAGGACACAAAGCACTACGTGCTGGAAGTCGCCGGGCGCTGCAAGTCAGCTGCAAATATCCGTGGCTGGGCTAAACGTGTTCGCCAGTGCTGGATGCTGAGAAAGGGTGAGGCCGATCTGATTCATGCCGCATCGCTACTCCGCGCAGCCGGTACGCATGACATCAACGAACGGATCGCCGAAGTCAGCGGCATTGTTGGAAAGCTTCAGTTCGAAACCAACGACAAACTACCGCGCCGTATTGGTGACTTGCTCGATGATTACATGATCGTGCTTGAAAACCGCATGAAGGGTGAAGAGTCAGGCTTGTACCTGAAAACCGGTATTCAGGCGATGGATGACGAGTATGGCGGCTTCGACAGAACAGACCTGATCATCATTGCTGGTCGTCCTGGCATGGGTAAGACAGAGCTGGCAATCAATATCGCCAACTCAATTGGCCGCCAGAAAGGTAAGGGGCTGATCGTGTCGATGGAAATGTCCGACATGCAGGTTGTCGAGCGTCATGTTGCAGACCGCGCCGGGCTATCAATCGGAGCACTGCGTAACCCACTGGACATGATTCAGGAGCAATACACGCGACTGACTGCGGCAACTGGTACGCTACTGGATGAGCATAACTACGTTATCGACGGCTCGTTTACCGTTGACGAATGTATCGCCCACGCAGAGCGCATGAACATGGACGGAGGCCTGAGCTTTCTGGCAATCGACTATCTCGGCCTGATCGCAAAGCCAAAGGCAGAGCGGAACGACATCGCCATCGCAGAAATTACCCGCAAACTTAAACGCTTCACCCTCCGAAATAAAGTCCCGGTAATCCTCCTTTCGCAGCTTAACCGCGGCGTTGAAGGTAGGCCGGACAAGCGCCCAACCCTCGGTGATCTGAAAGACTCAAGCTCGATTGAGCAAGATGCAGACGTGATTATTTTCCCGTACCGCGATGAGGTTTACGACGACCACAGCAGCATGAAGGGCATCGCTGAAATCATTGTAGGCAAGTACCGGTCAGGCCAGCCAAAGACGTTTTACATGGGCTGGCGTAACGGGCACTTCACGAACATCGACCAGGCAGATGCTGCGCGCCAGTTTTCAGAGAACGAGCGCAAGCAGGAACCGAGCAAAGAATGGAGATAACTATGAACACCGCATTACAAATCATCCACGCTAGCAAATACCGCGAATTTCCAGACACTCTCCTCACTCTCGAACTGTGCCGATCCTTTGCACGACTTGAAGGCCGAAAGGTTGGTGAGTCTCTGCGTAAGTGTGCCAAAGCATTATCGGGCAAGGTGAACAACCGGAACCTGCAAGGGACATTGCGCACGATGAGTCTCAGCCTCTTTCCCGAGTCTGAAATCACCCGCATTCGTGGCTGCCTTGGCAAGATGGAAGCAGCGTTAACCCGGGAAGTTCGCGACGTGATTCTGACGGAGGATAACCTGAAAGAACTGGCGGAGAGTGCGGCATGAGTAGCTCACTGGCGGCAACAATTCAGGCGCTGGCAAAGGAGCGCGGCATGAGCATAACGGCATTGGCCGACAAGCTTGGGGTTAATCGTAAGACGCTTTATTCAGCACTGCATGGCAACCCACGACTATCAAATCTCCAGCGCATCGCTGACGGGCTTGGTGTCAGGTTGTCTGATGTGATTGCAATATCCGAGGATGTCGAGGAAGAAACAGAGGGGAAGTCCGCATGACCACATCACCACTGAAGGTTGAAGACAGCAGTTCTGCAAAAGTTCGCATTGCAATTCAGATGTTAAATTTCTACATGACCATGCGAGAAAGATGGCTTTGTGCCTGTAATGCCAGAGTTCATCCATCCTGGAAGGGAAGATTTATGCGTATGGCAAACATGAGGCTATGTCAGGGGCTGGTAAAGCACGATCGGATACTCACTGGCAAAAGGCCGCTATGATGAAAATTCCCGTATTTAAGATTGGTGAGCAGGTTCTGTATGACCGTTTCCCCGGAACTGATCCTGCAATGCCTGGCATAGTAATTGGCTTTGCTGAAAGTACTGAAAAGCTATTTATCTGGGTTGATTGCAATGATGAACCCTTTCTTTGTCCGTTAAGCAAGGTGCTTAAACATGACAGCCACAATTCATCAACTCCGGCCTAGCCATCTTCAGCAAGCCATCATCGAAGCGCAATCCCTCTACACCGAACTTAAAAACACACCAACTCACTTACTAGGCGAGCCTGAACTTGTCGAAAAGATGATGCGTGTTGTTGTGCTTCTTCAGCGACATTCCGAGGTAAGCAATGGAGATTCCGAAGGAAGGCCTACGCCTGCATAAATCAAACTTTCAGGCTATCGGCAGTCAGTTAGTCCCACTTCTCGAAAGCGGGGAATGCTACCGGTTAATCATCAAGCCATGGAAAGACAAACGAAGCCTCTCACAGAACGCTCTCAGCCACGTCTGGTATGAACACATCAGCAAGTACCTCATCAAATCAGGTCGCAGCCACTGCACCGCTAAGTGGGTTAAACACAGCCTTAAATCTACGTATCTGGGATTTGAAGATGTGGAATACACCGACTTCATTACCGGAGAGGTGACTACCAGGCAAGAGCTAAAGCACACCTCCGATTTGGACACTGGTGACATGCATTATTTCATGATGCGCATTGAAGCATGGGCCGCTCAGTTTGGCCTGACGCTACCAAACCCAGAGGATGGTGAGTACTTCAAGTTTCAGCGAAAGCAGGAGGAATAGTGCGCCAGCGAAAGAGCAGCATAGTCGCAGTAATGGATGCGTCCATATTCAAACCCACCAAACGTTCCCGCAACAAACCCAAACCAATCCCAACCGAAAGCCAGGTAAAAACGTATGACTACGTTTACGTCCTGCTGCGCGCTAAATGGGATCGCATGAGAAGGACAAGAGCATGACGACGCTACCGAGAAACTTCGGCTGGAACAGGCTCAAACTATCAACCCACACATACGAGCAGTTGCAGCAGCTCGAAGATGATGTGAAGGCCAATCACAGCTGTCACGAAGGCATTCACCTTATCGACGCTGCCGGCCGCAAGAAGCTCGATGCAATCAGCTGGGCTGTCTACAACAAGCAGAAGAGGAAAGATGATGCTTAGCCCGACAGAAACAGCCAGATACCAGCGCAACAGCAACGCAGCAGCAGGGCTATGTCGTTCATGCGCTAAACCACTGCAGCCAAGTGAAACCTATTGCTGCCACGAATGCGCATCTGACGCTTACGTTGAGTGCGACCCAAATTACCGAATGGAGGAAAGCGATGAGGAAGCCGAGAAAGCGGTGCAAGAATCCTGATTGCCGGGAATGGTTTCATCCAGCATTCCAAAATCAGACCTGGTGCTGCGCAGAGTGTGGAACCGTAATCGCACTAGCCAAGCGAGAGAAAGACCGACAGAACGCGATACAGGCAGCAGAACGACGACGAAAGGATGAAGCACAGCAGGAACGACGAAGTTTAAAAGTCCGCAAGTTAGCAGTACAACCCCGCAGTTACTTCATCAAGCAAGCCCAGCAAGTAGTTAATTCCTTCATCCGTGAAAGAGATAAGCACCTTCCCTGCGTTTCATGTGGAACGTTGAGCGCCGCTCAATGGGATGCCGGTCACTATCGCACTACGGCCGCCGCACCACAGCTAAGGTTCGACCCTCGCCAAATATGGAAACAGTGCTCCGTGTGCAATCAGCACAAAAGCGGGAATCTGGTTCC